ATCGTCGGCAGGGTGATGACCAGAGTGGCGTCGTTGGTGCGGATGACTTTGCCAGCGTAGGTCGGGACATCCAGCGTGATGGTGTTGGTGCCGTTCGCCAGATTGATAACGGTGTTCGGGCCTTGCGAGTAGAAGCCGCCAAGCGACTTTACCGGGCCTTCAAAAGTAGACAGTGCCATGGTAAATCCTTTCGTGTGTTAGCACATCCTCGTACCGTCTCTAACAAGTCTGCCCAGCCAGTCGATACGAGTAAAAATCTGGGGTCTGGAAGCTTTATATCAGGTGTGTTTGGGGGTGTCAATGAGATGGTTGGACTTTTTGAGATTTTCGGCCTGTGTAATCACCCTCAAATTCCACGGCACATGGAGGCCACAGACCGTATCAGACCGCAGCGGCACGATGTGATCTACCACATAGGGCTCCCCCGTGGTTTTGGTCATCGTGATGGCAATCTTATATAGTTCCCGCATCTCCCCGCGCTGCTGTGAAGTCAACCATTTGGGGGTAGCTTGGCGATGCTTCCTACGGCGATTTTTTGTATCCGCCCGGACATACAGCACATTCTCGCCTTTCCATTTCTGTTGGCTGCGTCGTTTTTCCTCTGGAGGCCGAGCAGCCGCACGAGCAATAACTAGCTCGCGGTTACGTTCGTAGTAGCGGCGTTTGGCTTCTTTGACAACTTCAGAGGTCTTAAAGTAATCCTTGCGGGCTTCATTTGAGCGGGCCCATTCTAGCTTCCGGCACTCTACGCAGGTGCCTTTGACTAGACGGGGTGCAATGTGCCCGTGGCTGCAGGGCTCGCCTGTAAAGTAAAACTTTGCACCTTGTGCTTTTGCTTCCTTGCGAGTTTTTGGATAATCCATATTGCCCTCGTTAGTTACGATACGGGCAATATACTATTTGTGATTTACGTAGTCAACACAAAAAGAAAAGGCCCACCGAAGTGGGCCTAATCTCAGAGCTAAGTACTTGATTTATTAGATCAAGCGCCCGGGCTGCCGTAAACGCCCAACGGATCCGACCATCCAAAGCTGTAACGTTCGCGGCTCTTGTAACGGACGTTTCCGGTATCGAAGTCTCCATCCATGGAATTCTGGAGCGGAGTACGAACGAAGTGCTTCATGCCGTTCGGAACGTCGGTCTTGAGGAACCAAGCGTTCGAGTCGGTCAAGAAGTGGTTCACGCTGTAGCCTTCCGGAATCGAGCCCATCGCCTTCAACGCGTTGATGTCGTTGTCAGCGGTGGCAACACGAAGTTCCGTATCGAGGAGACGCTTAGCAACGAACATCAATGCCGGGGGCACGATGAGCTTGCGGGGCTTCGCCGCGATGAGTAGACCACGCTCGTCCGTCCAAGCAGCGATCTGAATGACAGCAGCCTCAAGCGAAGTTTCGTTGAGGTCAGCGCCCGTCGTGGGACGGTTGCTGTTGTTGCCGCCATCGACCAGCGGGTGAGCAGTGCTGAACAGAGCAACGCCGTCGCCGCCCGGATAGGCAGCAGAGAAGCCGTTGTTCAGAACCGACGCCGCCTTAACCTGCTTCGTGTACGCCATAGCGCGAGCAAGAGCCTTCGTATAACGCTTGCTGAGCGAGTCGTACAGGTTGTCTTCAACCGCTTCTTCCGTGATGGAGAAGCCGAGAGCGATGGTCTCGTGGTTGTAGCGAGCAGTCCAAGCTTCCTGCGCGTTGTCATACGCAATCGCTTGGCCTTCCGGCTTCACCGGAGCAGCGGAGAAACCGCTGAGCTTCGTCTCTTCTTCAAAGGAACGCTCGGAGGTCTCAGTTTCGTAGATCTCCTTGTGCTCCTCGCCATACTGCTTGTACTCCAGACCGAACAGGGCGTTCAGACCGGGCAGCAGCTCTTTCAGTAATTGTGCACGTGAAATAGCCATTTTCTAATGCTCCTTTACGGCGTAGTGCTGCTGTAATAGCTGTGGACCAGCACGTTCACCTTAACCAGAATCTCCGGATAAATAGTGAACACGATGGTCGAAGCCGCCGGGATCGCAGTAACGCTGCCCGGTACATCAATTGCCGAGTCAATCGTGATCGAAGTATCGCCAGCAGCAGCCGCCACAGAAACGAACGAACCGGTCTGAATTACCTGACCATTGCTGGCAAGGTAAGCAACGCCGGTACCAACCGGAAGGGCAGCAGGAGCGCCCGAACCCGTCAGCGTAACCGTCGTGGACGAGGACGAACCCGTAGCCGAATAGCTATAGGCCGTGTCGGTCACAACGTCAACGCAACGAACCGGAAGGATCGACGTAACCGGAGTCGCAGTCGGGGCAAGCACCGCGTTCGACGAATTGCCCGTGTTTACGCTACCAGCCGTGTTGATCATCGACAGGTTCGTGCCGATAAGCGCCGGAGAACCCGAAGCCACGGTCGTACCAGACGAGCAGACCACCGCCTTGAAGACGGTATCCGGATCATCAACCACGTAGGCAAGAGCATCACCCGCCGCCGTATCAGCAGGCCAGTACTGAGCGAACTGCTTCTGCTTCGTCGAGGGGTTGGTGTAGCTACAGCCAAGAAATACGCCCGTCACTTGGTTGTTCGTGGTGCCCGTAGTCACCGACGCACGAGTGATGTTGCCACGAGAGAGTTTTACGAAATCTCCGTAAAAAATGCTCGTGCCATAGGCGTACTGAATGGGCAGTTCGCGGATCGAACCCGCGAAAACCTGCCCGCCGATCAAATTGATCGGCTTAAGCCCGTAAGGGGCCGAGACAGTAGGATAAGCCATTTGTTACTCCAAAATTGGTTATTTGCCTTTGCCGAACGAAGTTGTAGAGCGCCGTTCATTGAACAGCGGCATCCGCTCGTCGTTCAGCCTCATGAAGTTGCTATCCACGGACTGCATCTGAGCTTGCGCTTGCTTTTGATAATGAGCATCGCGCTGTTTCATAAGCTCTTCAGGGGCCTTGCATAGCAACAGACCGCCGATTTCCACATTACCTTTAAATCGGGAATTAGGATCGGCATGCAGCATAAGCTCCGGGTGGTCTTCGGCTTTCACCGGTTCCCAACCTTCACGAAGCTTTGCGGACGTATTAGTTGGGTCAGCTTGACCCATCATGCTAGTCCGAATCCATCTAAACACCCAACCCGGCTGCTCCTTCGGAGAGGGCAACGTTTGAGGAGGGGTCCAAGTCGTCTTACGTTGAGTTGCCTCACGGTTTTCGACTTCACGAGCCAAGCGATTATCAGCCATTTGAGTTCTCCAGTTTCATTACTTCTTTTGCGTACTGTTCATTACTAAGACCAAGTTTTTTGGCCAAAGCAACTTGAGTCGGTGTCAGGCGGACCTGACGCGGCGCGGTTCCCCGCGTTACCGGAGCTACAACAGTAGCTGGTTTGCTAGCGCGAGCAGGCTTTTCTTCCTGCTTCGTTTGAGTCGGCTTTTCCTCTTCGGCATCTTCAAATGCCTCGGGGTATCGCTTCCTCATCGTTGTGTCGATCTGCCTGTAGTACTCATCGCTACGAGGATCTACACCAGCACGGACCAATTTTTCATGCAGGCCAAACGCGAGGGCGGTCATTTCCTCGTCTGAACCAAACCAAGTATTACGCTCTTGCCACGCTGCGGCTTTTGGGTCCGCTTGTGGTTGAGCCGCAACTTGTTGATTTTGTACCTGTTGTGTTTGTTGTACTCTTGATTCCTCTTGTTGTAAAGAGGGCTTATATCGTTCGATTTCTTTAATACGCAGCTTAGCGTCGGTTAAAGCTTCCTGAGCCTCGGTAATTCGCTCAGCATCGCCTGATTCATACGCCTGTTTTAAGCGTTCTTTAACGGCATTAAGCTCATTATTTGCGGCTTTAGTGGCCTCAGTAATGTAGGCTTTTTCTCCGACGCCTAGGCGCTGCTTAAGACGCTTGTTTTCTTCCAACTGCTGTTGGGCAAACCGGAGGGCTTCCTCCTTTTCTCGGGCAGCGGCTTCTTTGGCACGACGCTCGTCATGCCAGACTTTCTTCATCTGAGAGAGGCGCTTCTTAACCTTTTCGGAGTATTCCTCAAGGTCGTCCTTATCAAGCTCCTCTACAATATTCTTTGGGAGCGGGGCCCTATTCCGGTCTTCCGGAGGGGTATCGTCTTCAATCTTAATTTCAATTTTATCTTCAGAATCAACAGGTTGCTCCACAGCGGCCTGCTGTTCGTCAGGAAACTTAAATTCTTCCTGTTCGGTCATGATTTACTCCTTATGCGCGACGGATTCCACGGGGGTCTTCAACCACCGCTTCTACCGTGTCGTCGTTGATGATGCGGAACTCCCGACCGTGGATAACCACGCGGGTGCCGGAATAAGGCCGGGTCAGTACAAAGTCGCCTTCCTTACACCACGGGCCAGTCGGAAACCGGTCCTTATCGGCATAGCAAAGGTCGCCCATCTTGACCACAAACAAAACGACAGTGGTTTGCTCTTCCACCTTCTTCGTTTCGTCCGCCTTAATTAATCCCCCTTCGTACTCCTCTTCTACGTGCGGAACTGCACATAGCATTCGGTAGCCTTTGGGTTCTGGTAGGAGTTTGGCTTTCGCCGCCTCCTCCTGTGTCTTCTCAACATCAATACTACTCATCATCGCGCTCCAAGCGTTTTGCAAGGTCTTTGATGTGATTCTTTGCGAGTTCAAGACCCTGTAAAGCCCCGCAAAGTCGTTTGTATTCACCCTCGTCCAATTTGCCTTGAACTAAGGCTTCAACGATCAATATGCGCTCTTCCTCCAGTTTTGATTGAAGGTATGCGAGCGGTGTGTCGTATGACATTATTTTCCTCTAGATTTTTGCGCCCTCTCTGAGCGTACTTTGCCAATTTCAAGACCAAGCTTGACTCCTTCCTTTTCTTGGTTGAAGTTTTGCTCTGCCTTGTGCTTCTCGATGTCCACTCCGAGTCGAGCGGCATCAATTTCAAGTTGGCCAGCCAGACGCTGCTTCTCAAGCTCAATCCGATCAGCCTCGGCAGCGGCGTCCATGATGTCCTTCTTCTCTTTGCGCTGCTGGTCAGCGATCTTGACTTGACCGTCAATCTGCATCTGCTGGGCCTTGGTCTGAGCCTGAAGCTGCTTGATCTGCAGGTCCATCATCTGCATCTGCACGAGCGGGTCCTGCATCTGCTGTTGAGCCTGCTGCATCTGCATTTCAGCCTGATCCTTCTGTAGTACTCGGTCTGCGGCAAGTGCCGTAATCTGCGAGAGTTGTACCTCCATCTCTGGCGGCAACATATTCTCGTCATCATCCTCCGACATCGGGGGCAGTGCCGCGCCAAGCTGCTTCTCAACCTCGCGGCGATACTGGAATGCCAAGTGCTCCATCACGTGCGCTTGAATCGCAGACTGCATCTGCTGAGCCATCGGTGACTGCCCGATCATTGCTGCAATCTTCGGGTCCTGCATCAAAGCCATGTGGATTTTGATGTGCGCTTCGTGGTCTTGGTACATGAACGCCTTGACCGGTTTGCCAGTCATGATCGCCATGTTTTCGGAAATCGGGTCTTTCGGCTTCTGATCATCCTTCATCGGAATGATCTTGTTGGCGTTACGTACACCAAGCGTCTCAATCATCTGGCGATGCAGATAAGGTAGATCGTAAAGCTGTGGAGCGGTTTGGCTAAGTTGCAGCACGGCTTGGTACTGCACCACCTTCTGCGACATCGTTGCCGCGTTAGGGTCGGACACCGGAAGAACATCCACATCATCATAGTCCGACTTTTTGGCCTTACGGCTACCGACTTCCGGCTCGTAAGAATATTCGTCGGGGGTGTTATCACGAATGATAGCGGCGAGAAGTTTGAACTCCTGCTTCATCGTGTAGTGGATGCGTGCCTGCACAGCGGACATAACTTTGAGAACGCGCTCAAGAATAGCGAGCGTCGTCCCCACTGGAGCCTGTGAAGACATGTCCGAAACTTTGAGGTCCGACACCGCAGCAAAGCGGCGTCCTTCCTCGACCACCTTGTCCATGAGCATGGCAAGGGTTTGGCTCGGCTCCTTGTACGGGAGCGGCAGAATGTTGTCGCGGATCGCGCCGGACGGAATATCTACGTCTCGGAACTCTCCGGGGGCGATGGGGGTGTCGTCTCCCTTGATACGGAGACCACGTGATTTGAGACCACCCGGAAGGTTGCTAAGAGTTCCCGCGTCGATAAGTTGGCGAAGGAGGGAGGTTGCCGCTTTAGAGTGTCCGCCGATAAGGTGGATAAGTCCGAAATAATAGAAGCCAAAGCCGGGGATATATCCGTAATGGACAAAGTGCTGGCGTCGTAATTTAAGTTTGTCATCTTCTCGCCAGTTGCGACGAATCGCTAAAACTGTCCCCGTCCCCTTCTCAATCGTTACTACGTAAGGCAGTGCAATGCCTGTCTCATTATTGTCCTTATCAACATCCGGATAACCCGGCAGGTCAAGGTTCACATGCATCTCAAGAAGCTGGAACCGATCATCCATTGACGCTGAGAAGCCTTGATCCTCTGCCTTCTGCTTCTCCACTTCGTCCATAACGCGGATCGGGTCGCCCAAGTCCACATCACGGTAAAACCCAGCATATTGTAGGCGACGAAGTTCATTCTTCGTCTTACGCATCCGGTGCGTAACTCTCTCAGCCCCTTCAAGGTTCGGTGCGCCGTACGGCACCACAATATCTTCAGCCGGGATAAAGATCGCAACCTGACGATCAAGTGAAGGGTCAAAATAAATCTTCTTAAACGCGTTACCCGACAGGGCTAGCGAGAGGAGCATGCGCTCGTGCTCAGGCCGATACTCCTTCATCTTCTCGGTTAACTGATAATTCATGTCATCTGCGACACGAATGGCCGAGTCTCGCTTCTCCGGTGTTTCCTTGCCGATGATCTTGGTCTTGACCGGTCCCATCGCAGGGAACGTCTCCATGATCGTCTCGGACTGGAACTTAACCGCGCTCTCCATCAGGAGTGGGTGGAACACGCCACACGCACCGGGCCACGGCTCCGTACGCTCTTCGTAACGAATACCAAGAATCTTTAGGCCCTTGACGTAGGTGTCGAGCCAGTCTTTGCGGCTACTAAGGTCAGCTTCGTAATCACCCATCAACTCCATGGAGAGACTTTGCAGTTCATTCTCATCCATGTAGTTAGCAAGGTTGGCATCGAAGTCTTCAGCGCGGGGCTCAGCCTTGACCATCTCAATGACCATACCGTCCACGCCGATGGCTACGCTTTCCGGGTCTTCGATTTCAATCTCTATTGCAGGCTCTGCAGCAGCAAGAGAATCAAGACCAATCGGAGCTTCGTACAAACCTTTATCAATAGCCATTTAAAATCTCCTAATAATATCCGGCTGCACGATGGCTCTTAAACCACTTAGTCTCTTCAGGTTCATCATTAGGCAACCGAATAAACCCACCCTGCCGAAAGCGAAGTAGGGCAAGCGTGGTCGAGTCCACCAAGTCGTCGTGTGACCCACTTGGGAAGTCGTTACACTCTTCAACGACCTCCTGCGCCCACCGTCTGTCGGGTGCCCAGACTATACCTGAACTAAACAAGTCTGATACAGCGTTAACCCGGCTGATTTTGTCCTGCCCTTTACCCGGCGTGAACTCTGAAACCGGCACACCCATACGCCGCATCTCTTGATACAGCGCCGCCCCGTTAGACTTCTTTTCCACAATAAAGGTGTCTGGTTGCCACTCTTTGTACTCCTGAAGCACCAACGCCTTAAGCTCGGGGAACTCAAGTCGCTGCTTGATCGCATTTAGGAGGATGATGTTGTAGTTGTTGGTCTCCTCGTTGAAGAAGACCCCCCACGTGGTTAAGGCGTTATAGTCCGAGCGGTTACTTTTCTCTTGGGCCGCGTCCAAGGACATAATTGTGAACTCGCACTGCGGAGGGTTCTCGGCACTCCAGACCTGCCACCACTCCCGTTTGATCAGGGCCCCCTCTTCCGAGGTCGGCTGCTGCATGTACTGGGCTTGCCAGTACCTGATGTCCATACCGGCTTTCTTAGCCAGCAGTTCTTCTATAGTCCAGAACTCAGGCCAGAGGGGTTTCTCGTTCAATATCGCCGGGAACTCGACAATCTCCCACTGATCCGCGTCCTCATTCTTCGTCATGTGGTCAATAATCTGGCCCGTAAGGTCGGACTTAGACCACCTTGTCATCACGACGATAATCGCGCCACCCGGCATCAGTCGTTGGACGGGTCCCGATTGAAACCATTCCCAAGCCGGTTCAAATACATCCGCACGACCCTGCTTAGCTTCCTGTTCTGAGTGTGGATCATCAATAATAAAGAGATCGGCACCGCGACCAGCGAGAGCACCACCCACGCCAATAGCGAAATACTCGCCGTTAAAATTAGTACCCCAGCGAGAAGCACTTTTACTATCAGCCTGAAGCTCCACGTTAGGAAATATGTCACGGTAGAGGTCACTCCCCACTAGGTTTCTAACGCGCCGACCGAAGTTCACCGCTAAGTCCGCAGTGTGCGAGGCCATGATGACCTTTTTCTGCGGGTATTTACCCAAAAACCACGCCGGAGCGAGGTAACTGATCATCTCCGACTTGCCATGACGCGGGGCGATGTTGACGATGACTCTTTTCTTCTTGCCTGCGGCAATTTCCTCGAAGATTTGAGCCAAGTGTTTGTGGTGTGGACCCACTTTATAGCCCGGGTACACGTGTTGAATGAAGTCTAGGAACGAATCCTTGCCTAGTTTCTGCGTAACTTGGCTTTGATACTGCTTTAAAAGCTCAGCCACACGCCGTTTTTCCTTATCCGGCATGGTGGGTAACGCCTGACGAAGCTTTTTTAAGTTCTCAGGGGTTAATTGGAGCATCTTTCTCGCCTAGAACCTTGTATTCAATACCTTCAAGAACCGAAAGTAGCTCTTTTTCAACCTCTTCCATAGGCTTAATAATGTGTGTGACTTCGCTACGCTTCTTAAATGCATCCACGCCTTCCACTTCGCCTAGTTTTGACAGGGCTTGGATACGTGTTTTGCTATCTGGCGCATGCTCGACTTCGTAAACGAGCTTATTAACCACGTAGTTTTTAAGTTCAGATAGCTCATCGACGATAGCGCAGTTGGACTGGGCCACCATCCCGGCTAAATACGCCATCATTTCGTTCGGGTATTTGCTGTATTCGATCCGCTTTTTCGGATCTTCGATCATTTCGCGGGCGAGTTCCATAGCCTTGTCTACATCGTCGGCTGTAGGAATTATTGGCTTGCCTGTTAGATCAGACAGCAACTTAATCGTCCGGGCTCGCATATTAAGTTCTTGCTCAGCAGTCAAGTCTGGCAAGGCTTCAGCCGCGTTAGCTGGAAGCGGTATAGCTTCTTCTAGTTCCGGTACAAGCTGCATGGGCCTCTCACCCAAGTAAAGTGCACGTTATATATAAGAATCTTAAGGTTCCATCAAGGGGGGCCTTTCTATAACGAGGGGGGTGGGGTCAAAACCTAGAAAAAATGCGGAGTATTTGTGTGGAGTCGAGTGTATTAGTGATTGCCGGGACTCCTAAATGTATAGCGCCTGCCCGGGTACAGGTGGGGTTCGTCTTGGCTAAATTACGTATTACGTTGTGGACTTGAGAAAAAATTTTTTGCTTGCTCTTGACTGCGCCTCGTTGCGCCTCGCCTTGTAATATAACTCTAGTTGTGGTATTATATGTCTACACGGTGAGGAATCGCTGTGCCGATACCGCGACGGTCTCGCGGGTTACATCCTGACAATGTCAGGACTCTATGGGAGAAAGTCATGAGCGAAGTTAACAAGTCGATCCTTTCGGACAATGCGGTCGAGATGTTCCGGAACATTGGCGCGATGGCGGGTGTTGCGACTCGTGAGGATAAAGCGCGATGGGTTCCGATTCGTGCGGATTTCGTCCGCGCTACTGCTGAGTTCCCGACCACGGACGACGGCGCGTTGGACCAGTCGAGCGATGAATTTAAGGCTGCTCGGGCTGAGTTCGGTAAAGGTGCGCTGCTCACGCTGACCGAGGGCGCGGACTATGACATGGCGCTACACCGTTTCGGGGACGATGAGTACCGGGTGCCGGATGCGGACCACGTGGCTAATTACACTCTTACGGGACGGAACGCTATCAGCCTGACTCAGACTGATCTGTCTAAGATGAAGGGCCCCGAGGAAGCGCCGCATGGCCTCAAGGGTTTCGTGCGACTGGTTCGGGATCGTGTGAACAACACCAAAGACGTGGCGTGGAAGCGTCTGGTCAAGTTCGAATCGGACAATCGCAAGGGCACACGTGGCGCGACTAAATCTCTCGCGGACGCTATCGATGACATCATCAAGTTAGAGTCGAAGCGCAAGCGGTACGCCGAGGAAGGTCACGACGTAGTATCGGCTGCGGAGTTCAAAGCGTTGGTCGCTAAGTTCAAGAAGGCTGTGCTTAAAAAATAATATAGACCAAGTTTGACATGGCCCCGCCGGGTTCTGCTCGGTGGGGCTTTTTTATGTCCGGGTTTCGCGTGGTCGGCTTGGTTCTGCGAAGCCAGTTACGTGATACCAGTTATATACGATGCCAGTTCCCGAATGGGAATGAGGATGGCCTACGCGAATGGGAATGGCCTAGTTTGACCCGAACGGGAATGGCGAAGGCCAAATTTTTTCCTCGCCGCCTTGGGTACCCAAGGCTACACGAAGTTTTTTTACCTGTCAACACTAAATTTTGTTCCGCTGTTCCGCGTTTTGTTCCGAGACTTTACCTTATAAGGAACACCTAACCCACTGAATTTGCTCAGAAAAACACGTTTTGTTCCGCTGTTCCGCTGCACAGAGCCAATTTGGGCAAAGTGATGGCCAAAAGAGGTCCTACGCAAGTGCAAAGTCCAAAAAATTTTTCCAATGTCCCCGTCCTATATTCACTCAAAACACCGGAACAACGGAACACACATATATTTTTCTGAAGAATACTACTACTACTAACTAATAAATAAATATATAAATATAATAAAAATAAGCACTTACAACTTCCGCCCTCCGCCCAGTTTAGTTATCCAAACTCACTCCGCGCAAGAATAGTACAACTTGATTTTCCGGAACGCGCCGGAACAACGG